AGATCTGATACTTATGATCTTACGTCAATACCCAATCAATCAAAATGTCGTTCGCCAAGTCTAAAATCGAGTACGAGTCGGATTCGGAATCTGAGTCTGGATCCCAGGAGATTCTGTTTGAGACAGATTCTGAGATGGATGTGTCTACGGAGTCTGATTCAGAGTCAGAAGATGAATTCCAGGATCCGGATCCTGAGTTCGGAGTAAAACTACTTAAACCCCATTCCCTCCTTCCTCACCAGATTGAGGCTATTCATTGGATGCAAAAAGTCGAAGGAACCGTTCCGCACAGATTGAACATGCGCGGAGGAATTCTAGCGGAGGCTCCGGGTCTCGGAAAAACAATCATCACTTCTTGTCTGTGCATGACTGAGACGGAGTTTGTCTCCCCTCTTTTCAAAAATACTAAATCTACTAAATCCATCACTTATCCTAATCTTGTTGTGTGCTCAAAGACGGTTGCTTATTCTTGGAAGTCTGAAATCGAGAAATTCTTTGGTAAATCCTGCCCGTATTTCTATTTCCACAGGACCCCTCTTAAAAAGAGATTTGATACTCTAACGTACGACGATATCAAGGATTACAAAATTATTATCACTACTTATGAGACTGTGATGAGTATTGCAACTAAAAATAAGATAACAGAGTCTCAATTCTCTATTGATAACTGCGGTCGTAAGTCTGGAATCAATAACGCGAAAAAACCTAGTCACTCCGACTGTATGAATGCGGTCGGAGGTATGCTGTTGTTTAAAACCCCGTTCAACCGTGTTATTGCAGACGAGAGTCATCGGTTTGCAAACCCGACATCGTCTACCTTTTACTCTATGATGGCTCTTTGGGGGGATAAAAAATGGAATCTGAGTGGAACTCCTCTTAGAAACTATTCATCGGATCTTTATTCTCAGTTTAGATTTAACGGATACGATAATATTATTATTGCAAAACAGTTTAATTTCAACGAGTATGAAAGAAGTAGAATGAAGGATTTCACCTTGTACAAAACATACGTTGAGGCTGGAATCATTCTTCCTCCTATTATTAAGAAGACAATTGAGATTGAGCTTGAGGGACGAGAGAAGGAGATATACGACTACTATCACAGTAATCTAAAGAAGATTTATAACGGATTTCTTGTGGGGTCTTACACGTTTTCCAATGTTCTAACTATGTTTCTTCGTTTGAGACAGCTGTGTATTTCTCCTTACACAGTTTTGGCTGAAAGTTCTCGAAACTACAAGGGGAAAGATGCGGAAGATTATACTGTCTCACAGCAGGTGCTCGATGGGATGACTGACGGATTGGCAAGCTGGATTAAGGATAAACAAGGGGCTGCAGGTATTGGATCTGCTAAGATGAAAGCGTTGATGGCGATTCTACGATCATTTGATAAGAAGGAAAAGACTTTGGTTTTCACCTCATTCAAAAAGGTTATCGATATCGCTGTTCTTGCGTTGAAAAAGGAGATTCCCGATATGAAGTATCTTATTCTTGACGGGGATGTCACTGGGGATGACAGAGATAATGTTATTAATATGTTCAAAAATCCTGAGCTAGGTTACAACGTTATGTTTATCAGTTACAAGGTTGGAAACGAGGGTCTCACTCTCGTCGAGGCTCAAAATCTTATTCACGTCGAGAACTGGTGGACTCCAGTAGTCCATCAGCAGGCAGAGGCTCGAATTCACAGAATTGGACAAACAAAAAGTGTAAAGATCTTTTCTCTAACAGTTAAAAATTCGATCGAGGAAAAGATCACTTCAATCTGTGATGACAAACTCAAACTGATTGATGATTTTCTTGGATCTAAGGGTAAATCTGCGGCCCCGCAAAAACTTGACGCCACAACACTCGGGAGACTTATTCGATAAATTAAATAAATAGGGATAATAAATAGTTATGTATTTAAAAGATGTCTTCGATTGTAACTCCTCTACCTGTTTTAGATAAAATGGAATATGTTTTTATCGAAACTGACTCGTTTGTCACCCTCCCTCCCGTAAAGACTGTATTTCTTTCTTTTGTTGCCGGAGGAGGAGCAGGTGGATATGGAGATATTGTCGGAAAACTTGCATTGAGTGGAGGGGGTGGAGGATCTGGTTTTGGATGTAAACGGTTCCCAATCAACCTCGTAGACCCTAAATCGATTATAATCGATTGTAAAATAGGCAAAGGAGGAGACGAAAATAATCAAAATGGAGGAGATACTGTTATTAAGGTTATCTCAGACGGAAACACAACTACATTAACTGCTGGAGGAGGAATGGGAGGAGGTAAAGGTGAACATAATCAAGGAGGATTAGGAGGTAAACCTATTGTAGGAATGTTTTCAAGAGCTAATAGTGGACTAAAAGGATCGTGTGTTATTTCTACTTATAAACATATAGGAGGAATTGGAGGAGCATCCGAATTCTATAACGGAGGGAGAGGAGTTTCATATAATATTCAGGATCTACTATCAAGCAATGGTAAATGGGGAAGTGGAGGTGGAGGTATGATTCCAGCTCCTGGAAGAACAACAATAAGTAAAGGTGGAGATGGATTCGTTTTAATAGAATATACAATGTAATTGTATTACTGTTTGATAACTCATGTTATCAAACAAACAAATGAAGGTGTACGCAATCCGGGTAATGAGATACTTTCTCTAAAAACTGAAAACTGTAGTTATAACAGCTAGACTATTACCCACCCCCGAATGAACTTCTTCTTCCAGCTGATTGTTTTTATTTTTTCTCTTGTTTGGAAAATGATATCTCTACCTAACCGTAACGACCCTCATAACAGTATCTCAGAAGAGGATTTTGAGATTCTTAAAGGATATTATCCCGAGTTTGCGATTGAGATGATAAACAGGGAAGAATCCATCTGTGTGAGAGGAGGAAGTGTATATTTTAGGATCATACTAGAGAATACTCTAAAAGATTACCATCAGACTGATGATCCAAATCGTTTGTATCCGATTACAAGTGTGCGACGGTCTACAAGTTCAGGAAAAGAGATACGAGCGCTAGAGGCTCTTATCAGATGTTTTAACAATTCATACGGTTATGATACAGAAATGGATGATGGTATTATTGGACTTAAATTTATTGATGTTAAAAAGGAATATGAGTATTATAAAATTGACATTATCCCGTCTCTTCCATCATTTGAAAAAGAGATGATAAGAATGAAGAAGATCGTGAGTGAGAACGAGATTGAATTTGAGAGTGATTCGGAAGATCCCGATACTGTTATCATCTATAAACATAGAAATAGAGAAATGACTGGGAGCAAATGTGCAGGATTTGATCTAGACGATACTCTCACAAGCGGATTGGCAGTAACTCTTTATCCAGGAGTTTCGGATAAACTACAACAACTGATAAGTGATGGATACAACATTGTTATAGTTTCAAATCAAAAAAGAATAGGGGAAGTTGCTCTTCGTGGTAAACTTGAGAGAGTTAGTGTAGCGTTGGATATTCCGTTTATCGCATTTTGTGCAAGAGAATACGATCAGTATAGAAAACCAAACATCGAAATCCTTTCATTGATCCCAGAAGAACTGGGGAAAATGGAATTCTTTGTTGGGGATGAAGCAGGACGACCGGGAGACCATAGTGATGTTGATAAGAAGTTTGCTGAAAATGCAGGAATCCCGTTCTATACAGCAAACGACTATTTTATTTCAGGAGAGAAACTTGACAGAAGTACCCTCCCGGACCCTCTTATACAGAGAGGAATATCGTTTCTTACAATGGTGATTATGGTTGGAAACGTAGCATCAGGAAAAACATCATGGTGTAAGAGCATGCTACCTGATTATTCATATATAAACCGTGATACTCTTGGAACTATGAAAAAGTGTGAAAAGAAATGTGAAGAAGAGTTGAAGAATGATAATAACGTTGTTATCGATAATACGAATCCAACTCGAGAATCAAGAAAGGCGTTTATTGAGTTGGCTAATAAATACGGAGCTCAGTGTATCTGTATCCATATGAACACATCGTTTCAACAGTGTAAATATTGGAATGAGAATAGAGAGAGGAAGGTAGCAATGGTAGTGTTGTATACGTATCGTAAGAGAGTTGAGATTCCAACTCTTGATGAAGGGTTTGATTATATTTATACGGTTGATTAACTTATTTTTTCTCAAACAGTTTTGGATCCATATATCCTACATCTGCTAATATAGGAACTGGGTCTGCTGGTTTCAAGTCTGCGACGATGTTTGTTTCTATAATCCATCTTTTTTCGTCAGGGTAATTATCATAGAATACAAAAGGAGAATGTACATTTTTCTTCTCACCGAAGAACTGGGTATAGGTTGTACTTCCCATATCCATAAGCTCCCCTGTAACTCTCATCTCGTATGTATCATCAGGATATCCAAATCCATTCGGATCCAAAGATGTTTTTTTATGTACACGCCCATGACGAACAAACCTGTCTTTGTTAAAAGCAAAAAGATTACCCTTCTTAAAACAATCACACATGAGTGTGATTATTTTAGTCCCCGCTTTATTTGCAGGATAGTACAATCTAACGGGTAATCCTGTAGATTTAAATATATAGGGTTTGCGCATTAAATCTAGATAAGAAATAACATACCAATCTTTTATTCCTTTGGATTTATTTGTATCTTTTATCGGTTTAGGAGTAACTATCTTTGTGATAAATAACACTCCATTTTTCTGAGGTAAAAGTTCTTCGTTGTAGTTATACCGTACGAGATTACCGTATATAGTGTTTGTTATAGGTGATTTAAATCCGATACTCTCTTTCCCCTGCCATACTGTTTTTGTACTACTGATTAAAGAATCTACTGATTCTCTGGATAACAGTGTTCCACATTTTTTTAACTGATAGACAAACTCAACTGGTACTTCATCCATTGTTATCGGATCTGTAAACATCCCATCGACTATAGATCCATTTTGTATTTTAGGTACTTTTTTCATATCGATATCCTTCCCCGTATTGAAAAAATTCTCAAATGCTTCTATCTCTTCAATGGGAGCCCCTAGTTTATAATCAAAGATGTCTATATCTTTGTCTGGGAAATTAGAGTAGTATTTCATAGATTTAATATCAGTTATTCTTTTTTGTTTAGGACCTACCTGTATAGATTCTACTGTGACTAAGAATTTTTTCTCCTCTCCCTTATCATCGTGGGGAATTGTCATAATCTCTCGCTGTTCTCTCCAGAAAAATGCTTTTAACTGGTTTGAATCGATAAATCTAGTATCGATCGCCACATCTTCAGGGTTAAGAATAACTGATACAATTATTCCGTACGTGTTATATGTAGCGAAATGTTCAGATACACAATGAGTAGATGACCAACTTTGTACACGATTCTTTGAATAGAGCATAAATTTATCCCCCACCTTATACCGATTGATAAATGTTGGATTCGGGAACGCTAATCCTCTATACACTTTAATTGGAAAATCCTCCCTTATATGAAGGTCTTTTAATGTTTTAAGTGTTTTCGACGATAGATTTGCTCCAGGATTGTGCATAAAGTTATTCAATTCTATAATTACCGATTTATCATCTATCTTATAATTTACACCACTTGGATTTACAGTTTCAATATCGTCTGAAGAGAAAACCTTTTCTATCGATTTGATATCAGACGAATTTATTATTTTTATCTTTGAAAAATCTGTAGGGACCTTCGGAATTACTCGATAAATAAACATAACACCTAAGTCAGCTGAGTCGTATGATGTAGATATAAATTTATTAGTTAGAAGAGTGGGATCTGGATTCTTTATGATTGGTATAACTAGTGGAAGATCACCTATAGTTGCAGGTGTGAATGAGATATAATAAGCTATATTTTTATCAACGTTAGTTAATCTAAAACAGGTTCCTGACTCGTGATACATATCGATTGCTTTATCTAATGGATACACAGGTA